TTTATAATGAATACTTTAAATTTCTTACAGGAAACTATAACCATAGAACAAAAATAATGACAGGACAAGCAGACTTATATAGAATAGAAATTCAACATCTAAGGCAGTTATTAAATAATGCTACAACTAAGAACGTTGAATATAAAAACAGAATAGCTGAGTTAGAAGCTAAAATTGATGTTTACCATAAAAACTTAGAATATGAATACAGAAAAACAAAACTATGAGTATTGTCATATTTTTATTGTTAAGGAAAAAGATAAAAAACCTTATATCAAGAAATTCAATACAGATAGAACAGCTGAATGGACTTGTAAACAATATAGAAGAAACAGAGAAATCGAATATATGAATTTAATATAATAATTATGACTATAAAAGAAATTAAAAAATTATATTCTAATTATTCGTTTGAAGAAAAAATGAAAATCTTGGGCTTAATAAAAATAATTGAAAGTAAAAAATTAACTAATAAACAAAAACTAAAACTGTTAAAAAAGATAAATTATGAAAACAAAAGAAAGTAAAAATGTAATAGATAAAATAAGGTTTAATGGCAAAACAAGACATGAAGCTTTATGTGAATTGTATAATACATTATCAAATGAGGATTTTATGCACTTAATCAATATGGCACAAAGTAGGTTGTTTATTTGGAATCCCCATGATAAAACTTGTTATGATTTAGACATAGAAGTTCCATGTTGTCCGAATGGTGCACAAATACAAATTAATATACAAGAGGATGGGTTTAAATTCAAACCTATGGTTAGTAAAGAAAAATAATGTAAGGTTTAAGGTTGGAAGGCACTAAATCGGTAAGCCCAGAAAGACAGGATAAACAGATAAAATGGTTGGAACGATTGAAAGAGTATCGGATGTCTTCC